GTATTAGCAGATAGAATGGCTCTAAGAGATCCAGGTAATAAACCCAAGTCAAATGATAGGATTCCATATGCTTATATTCAATTAACAGATGATATCCTTTACGATTATGAAAACCCATATAAGAGTGGATCAAGGAAGGGACAACCAAGATTAAGAAATGTAAAGCAGGGTGATAGAATTGAACATGTCGACTATATTAAAGATAAAAATTTACAATTAGATTATGAATTTTATATCACGAATCAAATTATGAATCCAGTAAAGCAAGTATTAGATTTAGAGATGGATTGTAAAGAAACAGAGAAAATATTTTCAGATTAGTGTTATCAACAAATATTATTTAATTGGTTTAATTTAGTCAAAATTTTTTTCTATATTAAGGTATAAAATAATATGGGAGGGGGATTAATGCAACTTGTCGCGTATGGTGCTCAGGATATTTACCTCACAGGTAACCCGCAGATTACTTTCTTTAAGGTTGTCTACCGCAGACACACCAACTTCTCTATGGAAGCTATTGAGCAGACCATTAATGGTCAGGCTAATGGTGGATCGAGAGTAACTAGCACTATTTCCCGCAATGGTGATTTAATTTCACGAATTTACCACAGTGCTGAAGTATACGCTGCTGCTTCTTGCCCGGTTAACGTTGGATCAGCTATTTTTGATACCATTGAAATTGAGATTGGTGGACAACAAATTGATAAGATAACCGGTAGTTGGATGGAAGTGTGGTCTGAATTAACCGAACATAACTCGGCGGCAATTGTACGCGGCAACGATTATGGCACTCCTAAATATCACAAACAGGGCACATTATTTCAAGTTATGTCTTGTATGGGTGGATTCGATTGTAATAATGCTAGCGGAATTCAGTCAACTTCTGCTATAATTCCGTTACCATTCTGGTTTTGTCGTAATCCGGGGCTTGCTCTCCCATTGATCGCTTTACAATATCATGAAGTTAAGCTTATCACCACTTTATCACCCACAAGTTATTTAAAAGACAATAAACTTCAGACATGGGTTGATTATATCTACTTAGATACTGATGAGCGTCGTCGATTTGCGCAGGTGAGCCATGAATATCTCATTGAACAACTACAGTATTTTACAGATTCTCAACTTAATTTTGACCTGAATTTCAATCACCCCGTCAAAGAACTTATTTGGACACATGCCCCTGATAGTAACAATAATTTCGGAGAACTAGCTTTTGGTAACGCTTCAGGTGTAAGGGGGGTCAATTTTAAATTAAAACTTAATGGCCACGATAGATTTGCCGAAAGAAGTGGTGAATATTTTACTAGAACACAGATATGGGAACATCATACGGGGCCAGGAGGTTTAAATGCTTCTGGCCAAGGCAATGACTTGGGAAATATAGATGACAGCATCGCCGTATACTCCTTTGCGCTCAAACCTGAAGAGCATCAACCATCTGGCACGTGTAACTTCTCTCGCATTGATAATGCTCAGCTAATTGTTAGTGCTAATGCTAATAGTGGTAATCCGGTAAGTTCCACTAGTACTACGATTTATGCTATTAACTACAATGTCCTCCGTATCATGTCTGGTATGGGTGGTCTTGCCTACTCCAACTAAGTTTCTTAACTAAATATAAAATATTTATTCAAAAATAATATAAAATATTATTTAATTGGTTTAATTTCACTAAAATTTTTTTCTATATTAAGGTATAAAATAATATGGGAGGAGGATTAATGCAACTTGTCGCTTATGGTGCTCAGGATATTTACCTCACAGGTAACCCGCAGATTACTTTCTTTAAGGTTGTCTACCGCAGACACACCAACTTCTCTATGGAAGCAATTGAGCAGACTTGGAGCGGAACGGCAAATAGCACTAATGGTCGTTGCCAAGCAACTATTTCTCGTAATGGTGATTTAATTCACAAGATGTACATACAAGTTGATATGGATGTGAATCAAGTTAATATGGTAGGTGAGAATATTATGAATCCTGGCGCATACTTTGTTAAAAGTGTTGAGCTTGAAATTGGTGGTCAGTCAATTGATAAGCAAACTGGATTATGGATGGAACTATGGGCTGAGTTAACTGAACTTAATCCTAATGGGTTAAATATGGATGTACAGTATTTCGATACCTCGTCGGCCTACGATCAGGGTTCATTATTTCAAACAATGACACTTAGTGGAGGTGTTCTTGGGAATTCCGGAAATGGCAGTGATGTTATTAAGAACAGTCCTTTATTTATCCCATTGAGATTCTGGTTTTGTCGTAATCCTGGTCTAGCACTTCCATTGATCGCACTTCAGTACCATGAGGTAAAGGTAACACTTGATCATAAAATGGGAGATGTCTTCCCTGGTGCTTCTCAAAATCTGTGGGTTGATTATATTTACCTTGACACAGATGAAAGACGTAGATTTGCTCAAGTATCACACGAATACTTAATTGAGCAGTTACAATATCAATCCGTATCTAACTCAGAAACTAGTCTCCGATTTAATCACCCGGTTAAAGAATTAGTATGGTGCAATGCGTCGAAAATGCCTGATAATGGAACACCAGGTGATGATGGCACACGTTTTGGTTCTGCTGTCCAAAGTACCGATGGAATTTTACTTAAACTTAATGGCCACGATAGATTCTCTAGGAGAAAAGTTGAATATTTTACAAGGCAACAGGTTTATGATTATCATAGTGGGGGAGGTGGTCTGGCACACAATTCTTCTAACATCGCTGAGGAGGGCTTTAATGATTCTATTGCTGTTTACTCTTTCGCCCTCAAGCCTGAGGAACACCAGCCATCTGGCACCTGTAACTTCTCGCGCATTGATAATGCTCAATTAACTGGGTTAGTTGGTAATCACACTATCTTTGCTGTTAACTACAATGTTCTCCGTATCATGTCTGGTATGGGTGGTCTCGCTTACTCCAACTAAGTTTTATATTTTAAGATCTTAAAGATTATAATATTTTAGTTAATTTCTTATTTTAGTTAATTTCTTATTTTTTTTTTCTATATTAAGGTATAAAATAATATGGGAGGAGGATTAATGCAACTTGTCGCTTATGGTGCTCAGGATATTTACCTCACGGGTAACCCGCAGATTACTTTCTTTAAGGTCGTCTACCGCAGACACACCAACTTCTCTATGGAAGCAATTGAACAGACATTACAAGGAACAACTGCTGCCGGGAACAGCCAAACTTCTACAATCTCTCGTAACGGTGATTTAATTCACCGGATGTATTTTGAGGTTATTTTTGATGAAGGTACGACGCAAGAACAGTTTGATAATGCTGGGGCATACATGATTGATACTGTTGAGCTTGAAATCGGTGGTCAATTGATTGATAGACATACGGGTCAATGGATGGAAACATGGGCTGAACTAACTGAGAGGGCCACTGATGGGGATTTATTTACGGGTATGTCTGCTATGGGGGGGGTCGTGAAGGGTGCGTATGGGCCGGAGACCGAATTTTATGTCCCACTCCAATTTTGGTTTTGTCGCAATCCAGGTTTAGCACTGCCTCTAATTGCCTTGCAATATCATGAAGTGAAACTTAAGGTAAAGTGGTCTGCAGCATTTCCCACCGATGCTAAATTATATGTTGATTATATTTATTTAGATACTGATGAGAGAAGACGCTTTGCTCAAGTGTCCCATGAATATTTAATTGAACAACTACAATATCAATCATTAACAGCAACAACTATTAATGAACTTAATTTTAACCACCCTGTTAAAGAATTGATATGGAGTTGTAATGCGAGTACAGTTGATAATAGTATTACAACACTGAGAAATACTAGTTTTAAGCTCAAGTTGAACGGCCATGATAGGTTTTCGAAGAGAAAATTGGGATACTTTACAAGAACACAGGTTTGGCAGCACCATACAGCGGGTATAATCGACACAGCACCCGCAAACACAGATGGTTATATAGATTTTCCCTTCGCTGTATATTCTTTCGCACTCAAACCCGAAGAGCATCAGCCCTCTGGTACTTGTAACTTTTCGCGCATTGATAATGCTCAACTTGTATCGGATGATCCACTTTATGGAGAAGGTGTCATTTATGCTGTCAATTACAATGTTCTCCGAATCATGTCCGGTATGGGTGGTCTTGCTTACTCTAACTAAGCAATTAAAAATAAAATTATTTAAATTAAGAAAATATATAATTAAATATTATTTCTACCTCGTTGTAAATCGTTAAGGCCTTTTCTAGATTTTAAAAGGGTAATCAACTTATCAAGTTTTTCTTCTAAGGATTTTACTCTTTCTTCTAATTCACACTTATCTACTGATAAACTATTATCAGTAGATGTTAGAATATCCTTTACATTTTGAACAACCTCCTGGGTAGTAACGGGCTCAGAGTCTGGCTCAGGTTCAGATACTGGTTCCGGTTCAGATACTGATTCCGGTTCAGAGTCTGGCTCAGGTTCAGATACTGGTTCCGGTTCAGATACTGATTCCGGTTCAGAGTCTGGCTC